TATTTATTTCCAAAAACAATTCAATGAGAATCCCTCCGGGCAGTAAAATATGGAATTGCTTCGTTCGTGTCCGCTTCGCGGACGGTGCCGACCTTTTTACCATGGGTGAGATTTTTATAATGTGACCATACACGCTATAAAAAATTGATTGTGAAAAATGGGAAACTTACTAGGAGTATTCAAGAATAAGAAGTGGATGAGCCTATTGAGCCGTTTTGTTCATTGTCGGGGTGAATTGTCGGATGTTATAGACAGTCATGGGTCTCCTCGGGAGGAAGAAACAGATATTTTCGAGGAGGTTGTCACATCAGTTGAGGGAGCGATTCCTAAGCAGCAGATGGCTCCTCCTCGTATGCCAGAGTATAAAGATATTGTGCGTGAACTTGTCTTAGAAGAAGGCCCTGTTTTTACAAATGGCTCGCCAGATTGTATTCGCCCTATACGAAACATGTCGCGACAGGATAATAGATTGCGCAATAAGTATGCTGTAAGTCGCGAGCGAATGACAAACTGTCTTACGAACATGGAAGAGGCTAGTCGAATGTTATACGAATCACGTCATGTAAAGAGAGAAGCAAGGCGCGAGGATTGCTTGAATTTAGCGTATTCACTAAATGATACAGATTTGCAAAGTGTGTATTCTCTTTATGAAAAAGAATTTCATAGAGAGTTTGATTTGGAATTGCGGGAACAGCAGTTGGAGAATCGATATAAGTGGTCTAAGTCCCTGGTTAACAAATATAGGAAAGACCAGTTGAAGATTATCTCTCACTTCAAAGAGAGAAATTTTATTCAGCTCTCTCAGGTGGCTGATATCAGGCTCCGTTACCCAGAGGATGAAAAGTCTATTGACCTGGATTTGCTAGAAAAGAGGCTTCCAGCCGAAATAGTAGATGTAATCGGGTCTTATTTGACCTATTTCACGCGCATCCAAGAACTGGAAGATAATAACTATTTCTTCAACCGAGTTCGTTATATGTCTCCCAAGACAAGTCAGTATTATTTAGACTATCTCATGAGATTTCCAGAATACTATCTAGTGACGGAAGACGAATTCGTGGTCGACCAGATGTACAAAGAGCTCTATAGAAATAATAGTAACAGGGCTAGGACTTCGATGGAAGAGAGGAAGCGTCGAATTCTCTATATCTATTATAAATTTCGTCTATATAATGAAGCTGCTGCATATAAGATGATGAGAGAGTTTTCTCTATTGATTAGGAAATAGCATTTTATCTACACCAGTTCTTACACAAAAAATATGATGCGCAAAGATGCCTAAAACAAAAGTAAAAACCAGTAGAGGGTAGAATGGCCAACGGAATAACCAAGATAGAAAATAGACTACAAGAATAGTAACCACAGTGTCAAAGATAGCTATATCAAAGATGCGATACTTTCGTAAACCTTCTCTGGGTTTACCAAACGCATTTTTGTATTGACACAGACCAAATGCCATTCTACAATGGTTATATACTATATTATAAAAAATTGAATTGCTTAAATGTATTAAATGGATAAGAGTAAGTTATTATAGTGTAAGAAAGATGAGCGAACTCATCCGTTTTCAAGTGTGCGAAAGAGAGGATTGGCAAGAGAAGGTAGCCACAGATAATATTTGTGCAGTAAAGGAGATGAATGAAGTGTTTGCCCACATAGTGGTGGCATTTATGATGAAATACAGTGTCTTTTGGGAGGTGGACCATTGCGATTCAGCAGTCGAGTTTTTCGAGAAATTTCCGGATACCAAGTTGACTATAAAATACGGAGAATGCACATGGGACACTAGTAATATCACTCTGTGGGAACCGGCGCTTCACATAGAGAGAATCGACGAGTTATACAAGGCCACCATTGAGCATGAAAATGCTGAAATTGCTTTCTTAAGAAAAAAGATGTCAGCAGAGCGTAGCAATGTGGCCAACATTAGAATGAAAGTTCAGGGCGAAATGGGAATGCCTACACACGAGCAATGGGCTGAGATGATAGGCTCTTATGAAGACAATGATAACAGCCGTCATTTTCAAGAAGCCGGTTATGGTAGCCACTATGAAGACGGATATGATTCCTATTAACCCACCCACCCACCTGGCCTCCGGCCACTAAATATATTCTGTAAAAACTACTTAAAGACAATGTATTATATTCACATAGGTAGAGTAGAGCAACTAATATTATTCCAGTTAACCCGTGTAGCTCAGTCGGTAGAGCGCTAGCCTTTTAAGCTAGTGGTCCAGGGTTCAAGTCCCTGCATGGGTGAAACAATAAAAATTTACTTATATATTTTTATTTCACCCAATCACCTCATTTATGCTTTGTTAGCTCAGTTGGTAGTAGCATACGGCTGTTAACCGTAAGGTCGTAGGTTCGAACCCTACACAAAGCGAAATTTTATTTTTACTATTGTGGTAAAGATAAAATACTTATTTATATCCGGACAAAAATAAGAATATAAATATTATAATAAATTACATAAAATTATTTATGAAAAAAACAGTGACATTTGATGAAGAACATTTAGAACAAGTTTTACTAATACCGACGAATAAAGAAAATAAGGCCTCTTTGATAACCAGTTGTTTTTATTCTTCCTTTGTCTTCATCAGCAATATAGTATATACTTATATAGAAGGGTATTATTTGTATTCTGTCTTCTTCTTTTTTCTATTACTTACTTCTCTCTTGGTTCATAGCAATATACATAGAAATATAACCCTTATTTTAGATAAGATACCGATTGCCTGTATCGTTCTCTATGGAGGTTATATCTTCTTTGAAAAATGCCTGCCAGGATTTGACAGTTGGAAAAAAGTAGTAGTAGCATCCACGATTGTAGCCACTTTTTTGATAACAATATTCTTATATGTGTATGGATATTGGACGAAGCAATATTGTTATTGCGAGGATGAAACCTGGTGTTATTATTATCATTCCTTAATGCATATAATATCATCAATGGGACATAATTTAATCGTTTACTTGTGAATAAGAAAGAATCTCTTATACTTTTTACTACCATCCAAAGAATATCCATCACTTTTTCGAATCGGCTTCATATGATATCCATGGACTGCCAAGAGCTGGCGAACCAGATTTAATAGAGGCCATCGTTGTTCCAACCCGGCTCTCTTGTGGAGACTGGTTAAAAAAGAAGAGCTATATGTTTTCTTCAACTCTAAAAGAGAAGGACGAATAGAATCATATAAAGAATCAGACAAGAGAGAATCCCGCGAAATAAGTATTTCATTTTCAGATCCATCTAAAAAAATACCAACTTTCTGTAATATAGTTTTCACAACAGAGTCCATAATATATTATTACTATTTCTAGAGAAAACTTACTATGAAATAAAACGAAGATAATCTTCATTCATGAGAGAATGACCGCACTCAGGTGTGAATTTTCTACCAAACAAACACGGACTATTCATTAAATATAACAATTCATCTTGCCATATAAAATCATAATTTTTTAAGCCAATTGTGGATGAAAATGGATATTTCATTCCTGCCCAATTTGTAAATGTTGTGGCCCCATTTGCCAGATGAGGAGTAACTTTAACTTGATTCTCTAGACCTAATATCTTAATATGTGTGTAATAAAAAATTTCTTCTGGGGCATAAATACTTTTATAATATTGATTTATTATATTGTCTTTATCAAAACATAAATTTTTCACCAAAACTCTATTGAGTATAATCCATTGCGATGCTTTTCCTATATTCTTCTTTTCAATAACAGGTAACAATGAGTTGCAATTTGGAAAACGTTGTTCTAAAGGAGATGCATTTACATGTCCATAAGAATCTCTTGTTAGGAAATCATAAATATAATCGAATGATTTGAATGGAATGCACGCACCACTTACCATAATAAATTTATAATTATCCTGATTTTTGTAAGCAGTTCTAAATAATATATTTTGCGCTAAAGGTAAGGTTATATCTGCATAATTAGTCTGAATACTATTAGTAATTCGATAGTTCTCAAAATATTCCAAAGGCTTATAACTTTTATAATGTATATAAATGCTATATTTGTTTGGGTCAGCCCTTGTAAAAAAAGTATTCCATATTTCTTCGTGGTTAATACAATCATAAATTAAAAAACAAAAAGCTATCTTTTTCATTCAATTATTACTAGTATATTTTAATAGTATAATAATAATAATAAGTTAATCTAAATTCCAAATTCGGGAATCGTATAGTTCTCACCCACTTTGACATACTTGGCGATAATTTTTGGATTCTGCATGTTACCAACAATGTCCTCGGCCTGATAAACATTGTTGTTTTTATCGATATAATAAATAATGCCTTGAATATCTTCGGCCCAGACCTCAATCTTTTGTGAAGTAGCTACTGCATCTTCTTGATTATCTACCATTCCGTGTGGAACCCCCTTCATATGCGTGCCACAATACTCAGCATCGGTCTTCTTTCGTCTAGTGCATTGCTCTCCAGATGCGCGCTTTGCGCAACACCTATCGAAGAAAGGCACAATATTCTTCACGCGCTTTCGTTTCGCAAAGTCATCCTTATTCACGCTCATGCGTTCATAATCGTATACAAATTGTAGCAACATATTTGCCTGTTCAGGAATAATTCCAAGTTCAGCGGTTTTATCGCGAATATCATTTTTAAAAGTAGAAATATAGACTTCTAATTTCTTGTTCAATCGTCGTTCCATGGGTTGAGTTCTTTATACTCTTATATAATAAAATGATTCTAGTTCAATTTTAAATATATATTAAATTTGAACTTAAAGAGCCGTGGGAACGCTATTTTTTCGACTTCTTTGATTTTGCATTTGTCTTTTCTTTTTCTTTTTCTTTATCCTTTTCTAACGGCTGTTGCTGTTGTTGTTGTGTTTCTAATAAAGAATCTACTACCTCGGTTATTACTATTGTATTGTTACTTAAATCATGAGTCATTACTTCTTGCTTTTCCTCTTGCTTTTCCTCTTGCTTTTCCTCTTGCTTTTCCTCTTGCTTTTCCTCTTGCTTTTCCTCTTGCTTTTCCTCTTTCACCTCATCCATCTCTTTTCTCTCTTCCCTCTCTTCCATAATAGTAAAAGAAATGGGTTGCGAACTTGTATCCGTAATAGATGGTAGGACAACAGTATTTAATGATTGTTCTATGGGAAAGTCAACTGTTTCTGGTTTTAAAGAAACAGGTGAATGTTGTGAATAATCGGCTTCTTCGAATTTAATATCTTCGTTTAATTGTTTAAACATAAGAATTAGTTTTTTAGAGAATCGTTTTAGCAATTTGATTTGCACACTATGAAAGAAGTCAATATAGTTTATAAAGAGAACCACTTTCTCTCTAATAAGCAATATGTTAAAGGAAAAAGTGTTGATAAAGTTATCAATGTTGATTCCTATATTTCTTTTAGAAGAATGAATAGTGAGCTCATGCTCTAAATTAATAATTGTGCCATTGATAGCCATCATTAACTCAATAATGGTTTCGTGCAAACTCTGTATAACAGAAAATTCATACTTTTTAAATGGCTCCAAATCTTTGTAAATAGGAAATGCCGAATGAGCCTGGACTAACGTTAATATCTTGTCATCCGTAATTGTTTCACGAATATAAGAGACAATTAATTTGTATAACTTATAGTATTCGCAATACATGCGATTCAAAATAGCCGATGAAACGCGCTGCATATCTTCGTATTCTAAATCTACCATTTTGTTTTGAAAGTGAAAAGAGTCTAGACCAAAAGTGAAAGATGCGTCTTTATTATGTTTAATGAATTCCTTATATAATTCTTTGACTTTTGTAATTCGTTCGTCTAATCTTGTAAAGGTATAATCAATTTCGTTTTTAATATCAGATATTTGAATAAACACTTTTGTAAGCTCAATAATTCGTTTATCCAGTGACATTTTATCCAGTGACATACTATAGTGATAAATAATATATTTTGAAAAAATAATAATCTAAAATAGAATATAACTATGGATTCCAATAATGATTCTGACGGTGAAATGATTACTACTATGGCAAGTGATTTTGAATGGTCTGTAGAACACGAGAAAATATTAATAGAATGGGCCGATAAAGCAATGTGTTATCGTTGGCTTCACTCCAAATCACACGCCAGATATTCTAGGCTAAATGCACTCTACACGATTCCTGTAATCATTATATCCACCTTGACAGGAACAGCCAACTTTGCGCAAAAACAGGTTCCCGAGGCTTACCAAACCTATTTCTTGATGATGGTGGGTGGATTCAACTTACTAGCCGGGATTATCACCACCATTCAACAGTTCTTGAAAATAACCCAGTTAAACGAGTCGCATCGTGTAAGCAGTATTGCCTGGGATAAGTTTTACAGAAATGTCAAAATAGAGTTGGCAAAACATCCGTCTGAGAGAATGAAAGTGGACCATATGATTAAACTATCGAAGGAAGAGTTTGACCGCCTTATGGAAACCAGCCCTATTATTCCTGATAAGGTTGTTAACCTCTTCAAAACTTCGTTTAAATTGAGTGATAGTTATGAGAAAATAGTAAAACCAGAAATATGCGATGTCCTTATTTCTACGGATAGTTATCGCAATCCTTGGGCGAATGAAGAAAATCAAACGAATAGAATGCAAGAATTATTGAAAACCCAGTTAATCAAAGAAACGAAGCAGAAACGCATTGATGAAATCAACCAAAGAATGATTAGTGATTTTAAAACCGCCTTTTTCTTGCTTCATCAGAGAGATGCTATGCAATCAGAAATCATCGATAACTTGAAAGAAAAGATGGACATTGCAACCCTTAGAAAAATGCTTGCTGAGCAGGAATTCGTATAAATCTTATTTTTCATCTAGCAAGAGGAGCGCCATGGCTGCGTAATTATGTAAATCGAGCAAAGTATCCCTTATACTCTCATCATTTACTAAAGTTACCCCATTTTTTGTTATCGATAAAGAACGCTGTATCTTATCCTCAATTCGCATAAGAACACCTATAACACCGAATTTGGCAAAAGCATCGCCATAATCGGCATTCTTCTTGGCAAATAAAGCCAGTGCATCCAATTGTATTTTCCTCATTTGTTCAACTCTGTCAACCATTCTTTTTTATATTATATATTATGAAAACTGTTTATACTGTTTTCATATTATTTTGCAGGGCGATGAATAAGGTGGAGTAAATTATTTACCCATTACAGATTCCATTGGTGGAGCTGAAGGCAAAGGCATGGGTGGTGGAATTACATCAATCACTTTACCCATTACAGGTGCTGGTGGAGCTGAAGGCAAAGGCATGGGTGGTGGACTTACACCAATCACTTTACCCGTTACGGTTGTTTCACCCATTACAGGTGCGGGTGCTAATTGTTCCATAGTATTCGCCTTTACGGGCTCAGCCAAGGTAGAATAAGTAGTGGGTAATACCAAAATAGAAATGGCCAAGAATCCATAAAATGCCAAATAATATCCGTAGACGCTTGAACTAATCCCGTAAAAATCTAAAATCTGAGATAATATATACAAAGTAAAACAGATGAATCCAGCTATTCCAATCATAGAGGATGTACTCATTGCCATGTCTTTCTTTTATACTATGTGTATAAAAGAAACAAGTGATTCTTCTTTATATCAATATATATACTCATCGCCAGTGCTCCTATTTATATAATGATGCGTTAATACAGTTTGTTGTTCATATCTCTTTATAAACCAATAGGATTCTCCCCCTATGTTTTGATAAAGGGAATCATATGCATCGCCTATTACCACTGGCTCACCATCTTCTGGTTTATATCGACAAGACCCTAAAAAGATGGCAAATCGAACAATGCCAATTCTACCGGAAACCTCTTTTTTCTCACAGATTGCATTCTTATAACTAGTAAATTTCGTATATCCATTTTCTAGCAATTTGGGTGAGCCAAAGACGGAATAAAACTCCACTTGTTTATCTTGTCCACCAATATAAGCTATCGTGGGGGATTCAATCGGCTCTCCTAAAGAATCATGTAATAGTAAAAATTCTGGAAAGGCTTCCAATAGCTCCAAAACAGAATTAGCAACAGGAAAATTACAGACACTCTTATGATTGATTAATTCATCTGGAATGCACAGCCAAACATCATTGATGCGGTCTAACTTATGGGATTCAATTGCGCAAACTGAGCAATCAAAGAACAGGTATAGATTACTTCTATCCCCTGGTTTTATTTTGAATCCCTGAAATATATAGGGTTGTTCCATCTTCTTAAATGCAAAGAACACGAGATCCAGCGCTACAATACACTTCGTCATAAAATCAGTGCCATCATCCTTATATTCAAACTGGGGGAATTGTATTGTATCTGTATCTAACTTATGCATAAAAAACTGTAAAAAAGGTAGGAGTCCTTGCACATTCACCTGATAGGCACATATATGAACTGTAAACTTTGAATCTAACATAGAACTATTTATTTCTTCATCTAAAGAATACATTGCTCGGTATTCATAATCCATTGATTTTTTATAAGATGACTCCACCGATTCCTTCTCACTATTTTCAGGAAACAAGAGAGCGTCAACTATGATAGATTCATATGTCTCCATCAAATCATTATCAGTGACGGAGTCACTCTCACTGTCACTATCAGAACCTTCATCAATTCGCTTATTAGACATATCTATCATTCTATCTATTGTTGTATTTATTATGTTATTTTTCAAACATTATTATTTATCTATTTTTCGTTTAATCGTTTCCTTAATCTCCTCCTCCCTGTTTTCCAATAAATACTTCGAGAGTTCTTCCGCCTTTTGTGGTGCGCTCGCATAATAACTCCTTAACGAAGCCAACAGAGTTTTACCTGTCAATGGTTTCTTTACTTTGTGTTTCTTATACTGCAAACTACCGCCATTAATATCGAAACAATCAATCTCATTCTTTTTCATCACATTGAGCAAGGATTCTGTTATTTGTTTCTTACTTTGTTTTTTCTCTTTTAACTGTTTCTGCAATGAGGCAATATCAGTATCCATCTTGATCCACTCTTTAATATTAACAACTAATTCCTCCTTGGTTTCCATTATAATACAATATGATTATTGTATTATATCATTTTTATAATTATATCATTTTTATAATTATATCATTTTTCTTGGTAAATCATTTTTCTTAGCAAATGATTATATTTTATACAGGCACTGACTCCACTACCACCGCTGTTACTGCTATTACAGGTTTATTCACTAGGTTAAAGTGTCGCAAACACATACCCTCTTTCGAAATCTTCGCACCACACTGCGTTCCTTTTTTGGCTCCAGATTTCAAAATTTCACAGCATACCGCAGTATTTATTACAATATTTAGCTGCTTCTCTGCCTTAGCAGCCAGTTTCTCGGCTTTCGCAGCCAATGTCGCTGCTATTTTTGCATCCTTTAAGGCCTTTTTCTGGTCAGCCTTTTGTTTTATTGCCTTCTCTTTTTGCTCTTTCATATAATTCTTAATAGCCAGTGACTTATGCGAATAACAAAAGGACTTATTCATATTTGGCACTAATACGACATATTTATTGGAACAAAACAGCTTATCATTGTTATATTTATGACAGCATTTACCCAGCTGATATTCATTACAATGATTCGTTTGTTTAATCACTTGTAACTCATCAAAAAAGTTGACACCGTGCACTTTCTTAATACCTAACCCCTCATAATAAGGCAACAATCTGGTTTGTACGTTTCTACAATATGGGCATCGTATTTCCCCACATTTCAAGATATAAGAATCCATTGCATTGAATTTCTTCTTGTTATTATAAAGGTCATTGAACAAAGGGACATAATTAAACGAATGATTGCACTCTAAAGTAACAGAATGTTCTCCAAGCGGGTCACCTGTTATCAAGCACTGTTTTATCTCTTCTTCATCAGCGGATGAAGGTGTTGGCGTAGGCGCATCTAACGATGAATAGAGCTCATTATAAAAATCAAATCCGCCTTCAATCATATACCCATGTGGTTCACTCATAGTTACTCAATCTTTACGAAAAGTCTTTATATTTATTATCTATGATTCATTTTATAGATATGTCGCCAAATCAATGGGGGCCACCAATATGGACATTATTTCATACTTTAGCAGAAAAGGTAAATGAAAATAGATATACAGAAATAGCCCCACAATTATTCTTTTTCATACGAAAAATATGTCGATACTTACCTTGTCCTGATTGTTCCCAACATGCAAGTCAGTTCTTTTCACGAGTGAACTTCGCCAGCTTAAAAACAAAGGATGACTTTAAGAATATTTTATTTATGTTACACAATGCTGTGAATAGACGGAAATTTAAACCTCACTTTCCACATGCGTCTTTAACAGAGGCCTATTCAAATAAAAAAATTGTGCCGGTATATAATGATTTTATTAGGGTGTTCCATACTAGGGGTAACATGCGGTTGCTAGCGGAATCTTTTCAACGAAATATGATAGTTCAAGATTTAAAGAAATGGTTAACAACAAATATAGCAGCGTTTATATAAGGGGGTCTTTATTTTTGCTAGTTTTAGACACATTGGCTCTCTTTTTTGCCTTTCTAGATTTTTTCTTTAATCCCGAGGCTTCTGCACCCGAATCTAACTCTTCTTCATCCGTCTCTACTATTTTATTCAAGGGACATGTTCCGTCACCAATGAACCAATAATATCCGTAGGCTTCCCATAGGTCCAAGACTTTATTTATATGTTTAACAATAGAATCTATCTTCATTGTAACATAGACTGTTTTCTTTTTATGACTAGCATAATTTTTCCATAGTTTTTTATTTTTTTTATTTGTAATGACTTCATCATTCAAGAGATTGATAAACTCATCATTTTCCAAGAATTCTCTATACATTTTTATCATATCCATTTGCCGTTCTTTTTGAGAACGATGAATCTTTTTATTTCTATAGGTAAGAAGCGAATAAGATTGACACAATGTATCATGGCTGTTTATATTCACATTTTGAAATCCATCATCAACACTACATATTTCTGTATTGTCTTTTACCTTAAGTAACACATGGTGATTAGAATCAGCAAAAACGCCTACACCCGGATTGGCCCTGAAAACATATTTTTTATTAGGAAATATCTCAGAAATGAGTTCTCTCACCAGTTCATCCCCAAAAATTTGATTTATATAAGTATAATGTAATAGGGAAAACTCTTTTAATTTATCATTCGTGCAGTCACTAGGATTTGCCATATACTATTTACGATTATTATTATAAAAATAATAATAATCAATTTTTATTTCTTTGTAATACTGCTACTCACTAATTCTCCATTTTTATAGACAGAGCATTTAAAGGTCTGTTTTTTAGGCATAGAGCATATTACATTGTCACTTGACAAATTATTGTAGAATAAATAATTCGAACCTTTGCCATAGTACAACGCTAAACAGGCACAAACTCCAAGAGCAGTTCCTGATAAAAAGTTTCCTAGCACATCAACGGCGGTTGTTATACATTTCTTAGAATATCTAACTCCAACATCGGTTAAAAAGTAGGAAATGAGTCCACCCATCATAAAATAATTAATACTATTCACTAAAAACATTGGTAAAAGAACATAGGCCATGGTAAAAGAAATCACAAAAATACTGAATCCAGAATTACCATATTTACTATACTGAACCATAGTGCAAAGGTCATTTTTAGGCTCCATAGTTTTCGCCCCCGCATTATATAGTATGATCTCTCTTACAAAACAAACACCAATCAAAAATGCTAAATAGATAAAGCCATTGAAATTTTGAAAGATGAAGGATAAACTAACGAAGCAAGTAGCAATAATAATAGGTGAATAAAATACCATGAAACCATACATATTTGCGGGTTCGGTTAATTTCAAGGTGGTATGAACGGGCGTGTTATCCATCTTTATAGGTTCCATAATATATATAGTATAGTATCATATTATATTTTTATTCGAATATAAAATCAAATACTTCGTGAATATTATCCACTGGGTGAAATTTGATTCCTTCCAGTATTTTCGCGCCTTTATATTTCTCCATAATCTTTTTCGCATCTTTCGCATTCTCTTTCGGGTAGATAAACTCTGTCACACCGGATTTAATAGAACCCAGTATCTTATAATCAAGTCCGCCAATAGCTGTTATACAGCCATCTAGAGAGATTTCCCCTGTCATCGCCACATTGCTTTTTATCTTTCGTTCATTTAACAAGCTATAAATCACAGATGTGATACATGAACCGGCACTAGGTCCATTTTTATTAATAGAACCTTCTGGGAAATTCATATGAATCCCGTATTTACCCATTGGACCCTCAGCATACTTGGCATATATAATGTTCTGTTGATCCACTGGTGTTAAATTCCACGCTAAACTTAGTGCCACATTACAACTTTCATTCATGACATCTCCAACCAAGCCAGTTATTTTGATATCTAAAAACTTATTAGACGGGAAGAATTTTGCTTGCACTGGGATAATACCACCTTGCCCAAGGGCATTGGCATACATTCCATTCGCAATTCCAATTTGGCTTATGGTCGGGATTTGTTTTATACGCACTTCCGGTTTTTCTTTCAAATATTTAGTAACAATATCGTCTATACTGATTTCAATAGGGAACTCGTGTATGGTGCCAGGGTGTTTCAACATATCTAAGTTGATTTCGCCGACGATATCAAAAATCAGTTCTTTCAATTTTCTAACACCCGGTTCAGCAGTATATTCTTCAATAATGAAGGTCAACGCTTTGTCATCAAAATGAAGAATCGATTCTACGCCCATTTTTTTATAAGTTTCGGGGAGAATATGTGTTTTCAAAATAACCAGTTTTTCTTCTAAGGATAAATTGTTGAACTTTATGCGATGAATACGGTCTAACAATACTTTATCAATGGCATCTACATCGTTATACGATAATATGAATAATGCCTTTGACAAGTCCAAGTCAATACCGGAAAAATACTTATCTTGAAAGCAGTCATTTTGTGTGGAATCTAGTAAGTGCGTTAAAATACCAACAATCTCTTTTCCATTTTCTGTTTTGCTTATTTTATCAACCTCATCAATGAAAATGATTGGATTCATGCACTTCTTATCAATAAGTATTTGTAATATGCCACCCCAAGTGGAACCAACATAAGTATAATTATGTCCATGTAGAGAAGAACCGTTACTATCTCCGCCCATCTGTATCATAGAAAAAGGACGATTGTTTCCCGATGCATCTCTTAAACAAGCAGAGAGACCTCGTTTGGCCAAAGATGTTTTACCGACACCCGGTGGGCCCTCAAACCCGAAGCAATAACCGTCCAACTCGCCATTGATCCATTGAGCAATAATGCGTTCAATCTGTATTTTGGCTTGGTCATGACCGTGAACCGCTTTATCTAAAATAGATTTAATGCTAGATATATAAGAAGACACTTCTTTGAAATTCTGGGTAATAGTTGAAATAAGTGGATTGTGCTTACCAAGAGTAGGAATTATTTCTTCAATGAGAAAAGGACATACATGTTTCACTGCAATTAAATTCTCTTCGACATCTTGGATTAGTTGTTTTGTTTTTTTGTTGGAATATTTTATCTTTTTCATAGAAGCCGGGAATTTACTATGATTCGCAATAAGTTCATTTATTTTATGAATAAGTTCAAGCAATTGTGGTTTCTTACAAGAGGTTAAATATTGGTGTATTAATTCATTAGAAACCGAATTAGTAGAGAGAATCTTTATATAATTAGATATTTCAGCTGTGGTATAATAGTCCTTTTTACTAATATTTTCACAAGGATAATATAGCAACATTTCTTTAAACATACTCTTTGTTTTGTCCATGATGGTTAAAATAGGCTCAACGATATAAATGTGAAATGGGATTTTTAATAAGCCTTCCAAATATTGCCGTGCTTTTGAACCCGAGTCTTCCGACTTTGCTTTTAGTTCCTTGAGTTTTATCATCGCTTTTTCTTTTACGGAATCGGGTGCTTTTAACAGGCAAATCTGCTGTTCCAATGGAATTTTATTCATATCAAAATTGTATAAACTATTTGTATACTGAATTGTGTTTTTCATTGCATATTGGAATCCGGTTTTAATAGGCCAAGAGAAGCTGTCAAAAATAAGGGTTTGTTCCCGCGTATCTATAGAACTTCCGGAATCATTTGTAAGTAGGTCATACAATAAATAAGCCAGATACTTATTCTCGTAATTACAGCTATTCATGAGTAAATGGATTAACATGTTTCTTTTTAAAAACAAGTCGTATCCTATAAAATCCTTGATAACGGATGGTAATGGTTTGACCGAGATTATTTTTTCTTGATTTAAATATCCCATATATTTTGCATAAATATCTGTGTGATTAAAAATGAGATATTCTTTCAAGGTAAGGGCTGACAAAAAGAAGGAAAAGGTGGACGAATGAAATTCTGGGTCGTTAGGAAGATTATCGCTAATCTGTTTTTGTTTATCTTGAATATAAGTATTATTTAGTAAATCAATGTGGATATCATCTACTAATCCATAAACAATAAGGGTTTTTTTCTGCAAAATATCATGAATATATACTTTGATTCCATGAACCTTCATGAGAAATGCTTTTGATTCCAAGGAAAGGTCTCTGCACTCTAGATTGGACATCTCCTTCTCTTTTTCCTTATCCTTCTCTTTCTCTTTTTCCTTCTCCTTATTTCTATTTAGTAGTTTTTCTCTCTCTTTGTCAGCTACCACTTTGTAGCTAGTTGGATGAAAGTATTTTTTGATAAGGTCAAACTTTTTCATATCTTTATCAATAGACCCAGTATTATTGAAACAAACAGATAGCAAATCGTCCAATGAGTTACACCCGTATGTTCGCATAATAGCGGATAAATCATTATTAATGGATTGGAGTTCTATTATGATAGAATCCGCTGACATTGCATTTTTTTGTGTAACAATTGTGTTTACCTTTTTGCTTATATCGTGTAAAGATTCAATGCAAAGCTTCACTTCATTTACTCCTAAAATCTCACCCATCTTATTTTTTTGAACATGCATGATTATTTTTTGGAGAAGGTCTTGAAAAAATGTGAGTTTTTTTTCAATAAGAATTAATAATTCTGGAGGATGAGGATGCAACGAGATAGGTTCATTTAATTCAATCATTTATATTATAAACATATAAAACTATGGAAGACTACGATGACTTATATTTAGGTCCCTATAATATATACTATTTCTAAGTGTATTAAATGTATAATGGTATAAATAATATATAAGAATAGTTATGGGAATACCGAGTTATTTTTCTTACATTGTCAAAAATCATATGGATATTATTAGGAGACTACAAAAAAAAACAATGGAGATAAATCATCTATATATGGATTGCAATTCCATTATTTACGATGCCGTAAGAAATATTAATTTTGCTGAGTTAACGGAATCCGCAAATAAAATGATTGCTAAACAAGTGATTCAAAAGATTGAAGAATATATCGATTTGATTGAACCCAATGGAATTATTTATATTGCGTTTGATGGGGTGGCTCCTGTTGCTAAATTGGAGCAACAACGAAATCGTCGTTACAAATCGGTTTATCAAACTAGTATTTCAAAGACATTTTTTAAAGATAAAAACAAAAAGGGAACTCCAGATCCATGGAATACCACCGCGATTACCCCTGGAACTGTATTCATGCAAGAACTAAATATCAGTATTGTGGCGCATTTTACCAAAGAGAGTTATGGTGCCAAATCTGTCATTGTATCCACTAGTGATGAACCAGGTGAAGGTGAGCATAAGATATTTGATTATATTCGTCGATATCCCGAACTAAATAAGGGTTCAATCGTGATTTATGGTCTGGATGCAGACCTAATTATGCTTTCTATAAATCATCTTCCAATCTGCCCTGAGATTTATTTGTTTAGAGAGACACCTGAGTTTATTAAGAGCATTGATGCTTCCTTAGAACCGAATGAGACCTATTTGCTAGATATTCCTTTGCTTTCGAAAGCAATTACGGCGGATATGAATAACGAGGAAAATAAATCTAATGAAGTGAATCGTGTATATGACTATATTTTCCTATGCTTCTTTTTAGGAAACGATTTTATGCCACATTTTCCGGCGATTAATATTAGGACAGGTGGTGTTAATAAGATGTTAAATGCATACAAGGCTACTATAGGAACAGGGAAAGAGGTTCTAACAGATGGGAAGCGGATTATCTGGAAGAATGTGCGTCGACTAGTAGCGCATTTGGCTGAGCTAGAAGAAGAGTATATTAAAACAGAAACCAAGTTGCGAGACAAGAGAGAAAAAGTATTCCTCCCGACGGATACACCGGAACAAAGGTATGCCAGGTTCGATGCTATTCCTACGTATGAGCGTGAGCTAGAAAAGTATATTAATCCCTATAAGGATGACTGGCAAGCACGATATTATAAGTGTTTGCTACAAATGGACGGAAAGGATGAAGATAGAGTTAGGCAATTAGCCAATAATTATTTAGAAGGATTGGAGTGGACGATGAAGTATTATACGAGCGGTTGTCCGGATTGGACATGGTGTTATCATCACCATTATCCACCATTGTTACAAGATTTAGTGAAATATATTCCTTATTTCGATTGTGAATTTATCAAGCCTTGCATTGAAAAGCCAGTATCGCAATTGGTTCAACTGTGTTATGTATTGCCGAGACAAAGTTTGTCATTCTTGCCGGAACCGTTGTATAAGCGATTGATAAAAGAGAAGGAAGCCTGGTATCCGACGGATTGCGAGTTTGTCTGGGCGTATTCGAAGTATTTCTGGGAGTCGCATGTAGATTTACCGGAGATTGATATTGTGGAACTAACGGAGTTTATTGAAAAGGTATGAATTATTACTGAATCTTTAGGAAAAAAATAATCGTATAGTATAAAGAATGGGAAAACAGTCCAAAAGAAAAGTTGGAAAGAAGAAGGGTTCTAGAAGAAAAGGACAACGAGGTGGTGTTATTCGAACATTCAGAACAAAAGAGGAATTAATAGCTGCTATGAAGGAGTACTGGGAGCAAGAAAGTTATAATTATTTAGTAGCAATTGGGGCTCTTGGTTCACTCGGATTAGGGGTATATTCAACAGCTACCTATCTTGATTTTTTCGTTCGATATGGTGGATTAGATAGCATGTTAGCTGGTGTTAGTGCGGGTGCCCGTGCTGTAGTGGCAAGCGCCAGTGCAGGTTTAAGTTTAGGTGCTGCTGCTATGTCTGGTGCAAGAGCAGTAGCCAGTACAATAGGTTCCACTGTTCTGAATTCCGGTTTGGGTGTAATGTGGATGTATACTAGACTTCAATCTATTTTGCCTAATATTAATATTGCTACTTTATTAGGAGCTGGTGCAATTGCTTCTAGAGTGCCACAAGCTACTGGAGCTATTTATAATTTATATCAAGATGCCATTGATAATGATTTACTATTTAGAGATAGTAGAGAACCACGAGAGCGAAGAGAACTTGCAGAAGTCGTGGATGAGGCGACAAGCGAAGAAGCTATGTGGGAATATTTAGCCAGAACTATTATGTACACAATGCCTGAAACTGTTGTAACAGCAGAACAACAGGCAGAAAGAGATGCAGCACGTGCAAGAGCAGATGCGTTATGGGTAGCTATAGAAGCACAAGCAGGTCAAGAACAAAAGAGAGAAGTTACTATGGTACAAGTAGAAGTAGATGCTGAATGGCAAGCCATAAACGCCAGATTGGTAAGTATGGAACAATTTCAACAGGAAATACAAGCAATATTAGAAAGTGGTTCAGATGTTCTTACACCTGAAACTAGAGCACAAATAGAAGAGCTATTGAGTTGTCCACAAGGTCGTGCTCATATATCAACTGTAAGATTTGCTATGAGTGGTGTTGGAGCGCAAGTAGCTAATGCAGGTCTCATGGTAAGAGCTAGTTCTGTACCAGAAGATAGAAGTTTCGCAATGTCTAGTGTCTCAGTATATGATGGAACTGAATCAATGCCTGCCTTTGGAGGAGCTATGTGTGTACAACCCCGTAGAGGATGGGAAGAATCGCTACGAGCAATGAGGAGTGCCTTTGTTGAACCAGAATCACCGATTGAATTTGCTATTCTTAGTGCCGACTCTTTGGCCGAATCTGTGAAGAGAACCCTATCGACAGCCTCGGCTGTATCAGGTGGTGTAGCAAAACGTCAACGTACTGATAGAATTCAACGCATTAGTAGTACAGGTACAGAAATAGCATCAGTAGCCGAAGAGGGTGCTGGTGGTGGAGGTGCAGGTGGTATGGGACTTGACGAGTTTGATAAAGAAGACCTTAGTTTGAGAGACTCTGCAGGTTCTCAACAGTCTGGACTGTCTGCAGGTTCTCTAAGTTCTTTTCCTACTGGTAGCCCACAAAATGAAGCTGCACGAATTGATGTTTTCGATCAAAGTCAAGAACGTGAAGAAGGTGAAGAAGGTGAAGGACAAGATGGCGGTAGCCGAAGAAGTAAGAAAAGGCGCAATAATAAGAAAAGACGTTCTACCAAAAAGAGAAGACAAAATAAAAGAAGAAGATGAATAAGTATTTAAAGATATATTAATAATACTAATATATATTTATGTCATTAACGAAACAGATTATTAGCAACTTTGAGTCGAGAGAGGAGTTTTTGAACTTGTTAAAGGTGAATCCAGGTCTCATTATTGTCAAGCTAGGTGCCACTTGGTGCGGTCCTTGTAAAAAGATTGCTCCTATTGTGGAAGCCTTTTTCGCCAATTCACCAGCGAATGTCATTTGCGCCGATATTGATGTAGATGAGAGCATTGACTTATACGCGTATTTGAAGCAAAAACGAATGGTGAATGGAATTCCAGTGATGCTTATGTATAAGCGAGGAAATCTCAATTTTGCACCGGATGATAGTGTTACCGGAGCCGACCCGAATCATTTGGATGCCTTTTTTAAACGATGCGGAATCCAATTGGCTGTGTTAGATAAAATCTACGGGCAAATCAATGCATTAAAAAAACCAGTATAAAGATAACCCTATTGTTACTATTACTATTAGTATCAATGAAGAAACTATATCCATTGTCTGTCTCTGTTTTACTAATGACATCTCGCAGTAACTCATCCTTGATAACAGCGCCTAAGAGGCTTTGTAAAGATTGTAAGTTCTTTCTTCCTAATAATGATAAATGTAAAAAATTTGGTGAGACTGATTTAGTCAATGGAGAAAATCGTTATATGTATGCTAGCACAGCTAGAGAGAGAGAAATGCACTGTGGTCCCGAAGCCACTTATTTTGAACCGAATAAGTATAAGTTTATCACAGTCCCTTATTATTTTATCAAGAGACAATTGCCTTTACTGGCTATATCATCTTTTACCGGATTCTATTTATATTTTTTGGCTACTACTCTTCATAAGTAAAAATAATATATATAATTAGTAAAATCATATATATATTATTTATTGTATTATAATACAAGACAAGACATGGAACAACGTCCGGTAATCATTATTATGGCGGGTGGCTTAGGAAAGCGCATGAACTCCGATATACCCAAAGTCTTACACAAAATACACGGAAAACCAATGTTAGTCCATGTGGTGGAAACCGCGCTGAAATTAAATCCTATAAAAATATTAATTGTGGTAGGAAAATACAAGGCTGTAATAGAGGAAACCTTGTTAGATTATGTATCTACCTATGATATGGAAACTATCACTTTTGTTCTGCAAGACGAACCACTAGGAACAGGACATGCTATTCAATGTTGCCAAAAACAATTATATGATTACATGGATAGAAGTGTTATTATTTTATCAGGTGATACACCTTTGTTACAAGCCAGTACTATTGAAGATATAATATATCTAGATATTACAAATCATAATAAAAAATTTGTAAAAATTGTGGCCACTATTATGGAAAATCCTTATGGATATGGACGCATTTTACAAGATGAATCAGGTAATTTCGTAACTATTGTTGAAGAGAAAGACGCTTCTTTGAAGGAAAAGGAAACAAAACTTGTCAATTGTGGCATCTATTTATTCTCAGCAGATTTACTCTGTAAGTATTTACCACAATTGACAAATAATAACGCACAACAAGAATATTATTTAACTGATTTAATTGGTCTTATTAAGTATAATGAAGAGAAAATAGAGATTGGCTTATACGAGATTCCTCTAGAAAGACAAATAGAGATTTTTGGTGTCAACACGATAGAACAACTAGAGCATTTATCTAAGCTTTAGCCCATTATAAAATCTAGTGCACTCCTCGATAGATGGATACTTATAATGAGTATCAAACATCTTATATAAGGCTACAATCACTTCTTCGTTTTCAAAAGTATGATTCATTACCACGGCTCTCTTTAATGAATTCTCCTCATACTGGTTCTTCATTTGAACATAATCTTGCGTCAAAATTGTTCCAGCTAGCAATTTCATAACATTTTTTTGTATTTCATTTGTATAATAATTATGACAAACAGTGACATACCATCTCGTCTTATTAGGTGTCAATGGTAGCAAGTTGACAGAAATAATGAGGTCCTTCTTTAAAAAAGATACTTTTGACCAAGTAAAACTGGGATACTTATACATATGAAAATTCTTTGTTAAAGTGACAGCATCATTCATAGATTGAATAATTTTATTAGATTGATATTCAAAAGATAATCCAATGCTATTAGGATCTGGATATTGGTAATGTCTCATGTTACTAGGTGGAATATTACTGCCGAATCCAAAGAGCTTATTATGGACGAATTCAGGATGTCGCACATCCATCATATTCAGCGCACTGTCTATCATAGATGACTCCATATCTATCTCTATGAATGACCTTTCATATAAATTACTATGATAATAAGGTGTCTTAGGTGGAACTTTCTCTAGCGGTTCATAAGCCCAGAAAAGCTTTCCCTCGTGCTCCACTGTGGTGCCAAACGCATCTTCATTATTCATTTCCAGTCCGTGATACTGACACTGCAAACTGCCTTTGTTTGTGATAACAGCATTTCCTAGCATTGACCCCATATGCCTACATACATTTAATACGGTTGTCACCTTTCCGGTTCTATCATTCTTCCAGGTAACCAAAGGAAGCTCGCCAATATGAGAGACATAAGGTTTGGAAAAATCTATTTTCCCAAGGATTCCAATACATGTCCAATGATTAAACCCCGATACAGACCCTAGTCTCAATAGAAAAAATAATGTGAAAATAAAATTCATATATAATAAATAGAGAGAAAAATCTCTTTATACCATTTTTTACAATTTAGTAAAATCCAATAGCTTTTTCTCTCTTCAACCATATAAGAAAGATGGTTGAAGAAATGGATTTAGATATAGAACATTATTCGCTAGATGATATATTGCACCTCTTTAAAATCCCGAGTGCTTTTAAAGAAGCCGATTTAAAAAAGGCGAAACAAATCGTCCTGAAAACTCACCCAGATAAATCCAAGTTGCCTCCAGATTATTTCCGCTTTTATTCTAAAGCATATAAGGTCCTCTTTGAAATCTGGGAATTTAGAAAAAAGGCAATCATCGATCCAAAAGATAGTAATACAGAGTATTCATCTCAAGATTTTACAGAAGAGACAAAGAAAACTATGTTGGATAATTTATTCAAAGAAGAGAAACAATTTAAAAACCACAAAGATTTTAACAAATGGTTCAATGAACAATTTAATCAACATAAGGTGGAAACAGAAACATGTAACAAGGGATATCAAGACTGGTTGAAATCGGATGAAGGAACGGCTGCTTCAACCCCGCAAGGAAAAATGTCTATGGCTACCTTGGCACAAGAGTTTGAAAAGAAGAAGAAGGAAGCCCGTTCTCTCATTGTTCATAAGGAAGTAGAAGAAATAGGATTGTTCTCTTCTTCAGCCTTTTCCACGCTGGATAGTCAAGCGCCATCTAATTTCGACTCGGGATTGTTCTCTTCACTGCAGTATCAAGATGTATACAAGGCACATACTGAAACGGTCATTCCTATTACAGAAGAAGACTATCATTCAAGAGAGAAATTTAAATCAGTGAATGACTATATGGCCTTTAGAAATGGGCAGAATATGAAACCCTTATCGGAACAACAGGCTACGCAGTATTTAGACCAAAGAGCAAAAAAAGAAGAAGAAATGGCTACGAGTCGGGCATATCAATTGGCAAAACAGACAGAGGAGGCACAAAAGAAGAATCAGCAATTTTGGTCAGGACTTCAGAAAATAAAGAATAAATAAAGAATCAATAAAGAATGAACAGTCATTTTTATATAACTATATAGTATATAAGTATGACATTTAAGATAAAAGACTATACAAATTATTTTGCAATTACAGCAATCTTTATTGCCGTTAGTGTTTTATATAACAAATACGAAGACAAATTGCATAAAGAAAATTTCATGGATGATTATGATATGATCCAGAAATATTTATTGACAGACCATTCTTTAGATACATACGAACAAGGTAGAGTTCAAGGAAACAAAACTAGCAAGAAGCCCATTTTGTGGATACATATGAATTATGAATACAATTCCAGGTCGTGGGCTAGTTTCGGTTCCCGAAGTTCTCAAGAGTTAAATCAACCTTATCTGTTTTTAACAGTAAGAAGTATCATTACACAATGTAGTGACTCTTTCCATATTTGTCTCATTGACGACGATTCTTTTTCGAAATTATTGCCCACGTGGCAAGTGAATATGGCTACCTTGGCGAATCCCACCTTGAAATATATGCGTGAATTAGGTTTAGCAAAAATTTTGCACAAGTATGGCGGTATTATTATACCCCCCTCCTTTTTATGCATGCGCAATCTAATTAATATGTATAATGTGAACACGAGAGATGATAAATTATTCGTGGCCGAGATGGTGAACACGAATATCACTTCAACGGAATACGAATTTTATCCCAATTGCCATTTTATGGGAGCGCATAAAGAATGTCCTATCTTAGAAGAACTTATTGAATTTATGACACGCACTATTTCAACTGATAGCACAGGACAACAAGCATTCTTAGGCGAATGGAACCGATGGATTGAAGCGCGAGTTAAAAAGGGCAAAATTAATATGGTAGATGGAACCCTTATTGGAATAAAAACCGTGGATGAACAGCCCGTGTTATTAGATGACTTGATGTCAAATAATTATTTATCTATTTACAAGAAAACCTATGGAATTTATATTCCTGGCTGCGAGATTTTAAAACGTCAAAAATATGAATGGTTTGCTCGTTTGTCGCCAAAACAAGCATTAGAATCCAATACTATTATTGGCAAATATTTAATGCTTGCATCTAGACCAGATGCGAAGGAGCTTACTATTGATAAAAATGAAAAGATGGGTCCAACAAATAGTAACAGTTGGATTAGTTATTGGCAAGTTCCATCAGGGTTTGGACTATGGGGACAAAAACCGAATTATTTGGGGAACCGTGTATTAAAAAATAAAAACCAGTAATAATAACCCTAATAATAATAACCCTAATAATAATAACCCCCAATAAAGGTTAAAAGTAAATATAATAAACGATATCATATTTGGATTTGTCGTATTTAATCTGTGATGTATATTTAATATTATTAAATTTGCATAATTGTCGTATAACAGTAGTAAAACTATTATAGGTCAATTTACACTCCACATATTTCCGTTTGGAAATGTGATAATAAGGACTACACTCTTCTAGAAAGTTGGATATATCCTTTGTAAAGATTCCCTTCTTATACGAGTTGTTATTAACTGTATAACATTTTTCAGATTTCAGAGAAATCTTCTCTAATAATTCAAATAAGAGAGAAGAGGGAACCCCTGTTTTAAATATTTGATTTGACATTTATATACAAAAAGACAATTATTTTTTGAGTTCTTCGATTATATTATTTGTAAATAGTGCTAGTTCCATTTCATCTTCGTGAACATTATGAAAAATAGTGATATATTTACATATATAGGGTATTACTTTGTATTTTTCATCTTCGGTCAAAAGTGTTGTCATTTTAATAAATAAAAAATAATTATCTAGAATATCCATAACCGAATACCCTTTGTCATAAATAGAATAAATTATATCAATAGCATCTGTTAGCCTATTGTCTTTTATTAAGACAGTATACTCTTCCAATGTAATAAAGTTAATATTCGTGCATGTGCTTTTCACTAACTCTAAAGTAATGGGTCTGTGTAACAATTTAAATTTCTCAATATAATTAATTAGAATTTTTACAATATTGTTGCATATATCTAAAATAAATTCGCGTGCATCATCGTCTATCATAATACCCTCATTCTCTGTTATAGTATTCATAATTTTTAACAAGTCTTTCCTTTCTAAAGAGTTGATTTTAATAATATTATACCTAGATTGCAAGCTCTCGATCACTTTTTGAACGTTACTGCAAGAAGCAATAAAGTGAACATTGTGACTATATTTGTCAATACAATTTCTAAAGACTTGTTGACTTTGCTCGTTAATTTGGTCTAAATCATCTAGCACGACGAATTTCTTTTTCCCTTTTATAGAGGACGCTGTTTGACAAAAGGTTTTCACATCGTTTCGATAATAATGAATACCCTGCTCTTTTAGGCTGTTGATATACAAAATATTATCATTATACTGTTTACTATCTGTCAAAGCATAATACTCTCTAATAAGAGCATTTAACATTGATGTTTTACCAGAACCCATATTTCCAACGAAGAGTATATTCAAATTGTCGAGAGAAATAGAGATTTGTAAGATATTGGTTAGTTCATTATCTATTTCAAAGTCCTTTAGTAGTTTTGGTTGATATTTATGGATAAACAAAGTTTGGTTCATTCGACTTGTTTAATTAATATAAGTTAAATAATATTTAAGCTTATCTTGTTTATTAATATAAATCTTCATGTCTGGGGAAACTGATTTTTATAAGATATTGGAAGTGCCTGAAACAGCCGATGAAAACGAAATTAAAAAAGCTTACCGAAAACTGTCTCTTAAATATCATCCGGATAAAACAAATGGTAATGTAGAATCAACGGAACTCTTTAAGAAAGTCAGCGAGGCATATGAAACTCTGGGAGACAAAGAAAAGAGGCAGGCATATGATATGCGAAATCAAAATCCTTTTATGCGATTTGAACATGGTGGCAATAATAATATCAATGAATTATTTTCCAATCTATTTTTTGGTGGGATGGGTCCTATGGGTATGGGTCCTATGGGTCCTATGGGGGGGTTTCCACCAGGAGCCAATGTTCAATTTTTCCATAATGGCGTGCCTGTAAATATGCATCAGGGATTTCAAAAGCCGCCTCCTATTACGAAGACAATTATGATTAGTATGGAACAGGTTCTCAACGGAGGCAAAGTTCCAGTTGAGATAGAGAGATGGACGATTGAAAACGGACACAAGGTTACAGAAGTGGTCACTATGTATGTAGATATATTTAAGGGTATCGATGATAATGAAGTTCTCATGATTCGAGACCAAGGTCATGTTCAAAATGAACGATGCAAAGGAGATGTTAAGCTCTTCATTAAGATTCAAAACGATACACAATTCGTTAGAAGAGGTCTTGATTTAATTCTGGAAAAACATATTGGTTTAAAGGATGCCCTTTGTGGCTTTTCATTCGATATTAAGTATATTAATGGAAAAGTATATACAATTCACAATCAACCGGGGAATATTATTCCACCTGAGTTTCAAAAAACGCTGCCACAGATGGGATTAGTGAGAGAAAATCATGTGGGCCATCTTATTATTCAATTTCATGTCATATTTCCAACAACTCTTTCTTTAGAAGTTATTGAAAAGTTGAAAGAAATTCTCTAAACTATCATTGGAATTTTTATAATTAGATAAAATATTTTACTCGTTAATATTAATATATATAATGTCTAATTTTTCCAAACTAAAGTATTGGTATGATAAACTTCCGGAAATGAAAAATAATGTAGAACCGTTAAATCAATTAATGATTAGAACTTCTAAAGAATCAAAGAATTATATAGACCAACATCGTCACTCAACAACTATTAAAACTATAAATTCAAAAGACATAAATTTATTACATGCTATTGAGAATGAACCTGCTATTAAAAAATTATTAGAAAGAGTTCATTTTTTAAAAACACATATGGAAGAAATAAAAATGTTAGAGAAGAAAAATGGATTTGTTGATTTAACATCCACCTTTTTTTTGAATAGTCCTTTTGCGTCAATAAATTCAGAAATTATTGCTGAAGTTGTAAATAAAAAATATATAACCTTATCAGGTGTAGGAAGAATTGGCGCAATAAAAATAGTGTTTCCAGAAGGATTACGCATTAAAATAACGGTTGCTAAATTAGATGGATGTCTTAAAAAACGTCTTATTGCTATAAATAATATATATATATATTCAAACCGGTTTTCCAATTTAAAAAAATATGGAATCAACGAAAAAGAAATCATTGATTCTAAACGAATACTAACGAAAAAATGCAGTAGGAGAGGCAAATTTTTAAAAAAACAAAGTCGGAAAATGATAAATAAGTTTATGCCTTTTAAATAATTTATTAAGAAAATGACTTAAAGACTTAACAATGATATTTATAGGGTTACTAACCCTATCCCCCCTCTTGGTGCTCGGTTGGTGCAGTGGTTAGCACATTTCCTTTACACGGAAAAGGTCGTGGGTTCGAACCCCTCACTGAGTAATCCTTATTTCGTTCCTTTATTTCGTTCCTTAGCCCCTTTAGCTTAGTGGTAGAGCACCAGTCTTGTAAACTGGAGGTCGCGAGTTCAATTCTCGCAGGGGGCTTTCTGCCTTTTTAGCTTAGTGGTAGAGCGTCAGTTTAGTAAGCTGAAGGTCGCGAGTTCAATTCTCGCAGGAGGCTCATTGATATCAACTAGTGATTGTTGATTGATATCAATTTATTTTCTTCTATTTGTCTTCCTTCTCCTTCTTTTACTCACTTTTCGTCTTTTACTTATCCTTCTTCTTTTTTTCCCCCCGCTTTGTGTATGCGTCTCTTTTTTGAAAAACCTAAAACTGTTAAACGACATTATGTGATTTTCAATATGATACATAACCCACATATCACGAGAAAATTCACCTGCTACCCTAACTCGATTAGTATTATCCACCATACCGTTAAAAACTATATAAGATGGTCGTCCTGATTCATTTTCACGAAGTGCGCACTTTAATATAGTTCCTGGTTCCAACACTCTTAACTCATCTAGAGTAAGTTCTTGGTTATATTCATTGGTTTCAGGAATAATATTAGGGGTGTCAAAAGCTGACATTGCTATACTATAAAAATATTATTTTATTTTCTATATTCTTTCATTGGTTTTTATTACGGTATATCTATTTTATAATATTATTTTAGCACTATAAAATTATGAATCATAACTTTACAATTTGTTTAAATATGATAGTTAAAAATGAGGAAGATATTATTTTAAGCACATTAGAAAATTTATCTTCTAAAATAGACTTTAATTATTGGGTAATATGTGATACAGGCTCAACAGATAATACAAAAGAAATAATTAAAAACTTTTTTGAAAATAAAAATATAATTGGAGAACTTTATTCGGATGAATGGGTAGATTTTGGATACAATAGAACTTTAGCATTAGAAAAGGCATTCAACAAATCAGATTATATACTGATATTTGATGCTGATGATAAAATAGTTGGTGATATTGTATTTCCCGAAAATATATTTAATTATGATGCCTATTATCTAATATATGGTGAATCAATTAAATATAATAGGATTCAATTAGTTAATAATAGAAAAAAATGGAAATATATTGGTGTATTGCATGAGTATATAGAATGTGTAGAAAATGTTATAACCAGTCATTTACATGGTGATTATTATATTTTAGGAAGATGTATTGGAAATAGAAGCAAATGCAATGATAAATATGCGAATGATGCTCTAACTTTAGAAAACGCATACGAAACAGCATTTAAAACAGGTGATAGTCTATATATGAGATACGCATTTTATTGCGCTCAAAGTTATAAAGACGCAAATGATATTTCTAATGCAATAAAGTGGTATAAAATTACACTAACATTAAATAATTGGGTTCAAGAAAAATATATCTGCTGTTTAAATTTGTATCATTTATATGAGAAGCAACAAGAAGTTGAAAAAGGGATATATTATTTAATAGAATCACAAAAGTATGATAGTAACAGGGTGGAATGTATATATCACCTTATAAAATATTATTGTATAAATAATCAAAATGAGATTGCTTACTTATTTTATACATTGATACAAAATTACTATGAAAATAATTATTTAGATGATACATTTTCTAATAAATTATTTTTAAATTGTGATGATTACTCTTTTTTTTTACCATATTATATGATTATAGTTTGCGAGCGATTGAAAAAATATGATATTGGTATAAAAATGTATGATATTATTTTTACAAAACAAAATATAAAAGTTGGTGAATGGTGGATTAAAAATTTGGTGCATAATTTACAATTTTTTATTGAAAAAAATACAGATAGTGCATTTGTAAAAAAATGGCGTTATTATTTACATTTAATACATGAACAAAAATATAATATTGATGATACCTTGATAAATAAATATGAAATATATAATATACACATATAAAATATTTTTTCCTTAACTATAGTAAATGGCAGGTCGCTCTCACCGAATGCGCAGTATTCAATCCTATATTAATCACGCAGATACACATTCTGGATTGGGGCCATTGAAAGCTGGGACTCCAAATAAAGTCGGGGTAACTCACTATTTGTGGCACAATCTTCAAACGCAATCCAATCCAGGACCTTTAGACTATATATTCAACCAGCGTTATTATGACACTAAGAAGTTTCATATGCCCATGTCTTTTCCTAATAATATACCTGCAACTAGATACAGGTAACCACCTTTAGAAAAGGTGGTATTTAAGCTTTATACTTCGTCATTAAAAACTGATATCGAGTCATTTTACTAACAGGAATGTAACAACCCTTCGTTTTATTACAAGGTGCAGCTCGTCGGAATAAAGCCCTTCTATCAGAATAAGACATAACATTTACTCCAGCACCAGCTACAAATGGCGTTCTATTTAATTGAGGTTTCTTTACATTCAAACTTGTCAAAGAACCTATTTGAGCATTATTAGCATATCGCATTTTATATAAAAAACCTGTTTTACCATAATATAAACCTCCAGTCGGCATTTATATTATAGAACTAGTATTATAATTTTTTAAAAAATTGTTATTTATGAAATCTTTCGTGTAGGGATATCGGCAGACACGAGGTAAATAGAATTCTCCGTAATAATGATATATTCCGTCTCGCTCTTGTAAAACTTGGCAATAGGACTGGTATACTCATCCTCACTCTTTACCAATAATTTCTCACCCGTCTCTTTCACTCCAACAAGTGCCTTCTTGTCTAAAGAAGCCGACCAGTAATCCAACATAATAGGCTTGTCCTCTACAATACCCAACTTAGCTGCGTGTTTTAAAGTGACATCACTAGGCAATCTATAACTAGCTGCTGCTGGTGCGGCTGCTGCGGGAGCGGCAGTAGTGCCTGATACAGGTTTCTTAACTTCGGTTGATGACATATTATACTATAAAAATTTTAAAAGTCTTTAAATACTTATAATAAATATCTATTTATTTTATATATTATGACAATAGAAAAAATAGATTCTATGGTTCCAACCTATCAACATTATTCTTTTTTCATAAGCGAAAACTATTATAGTGAAATAACTAGCACATTAACTAATATTCTAAATAAATATCGGTTATTAGTGGTCGATTATATTAAATTTATTGTAGAAAATCTGGTAATAAAGAACGAGCCATATTATAAATATATTATTATACGAGGATTAGAGACCATACATCATGTTTTTACGAATGTGTTATACCATTCTAAAAATATTGATATGGCATATTACCATGGACAAAAAGCCTACTTCTTCTTTGTTGAATTTATAACACAAATATCTAATGATTCTCACTCTTTTCTGCATTTAACCACAAAAGATGCTATTCTGTTCGTCTATAAAAAAACGATTTACGACTTACAACTATCCTTTTCTAAAGGAACCTGTGATAATAATGATAGAGAGAAGCTAGACCACATTGAAAAGGTGGGTCTGTTCATTAAACAAGTCCTGCAATATAGTGTCAACTTTACAGACGATTTCGCATTATTACCTGGATATATTGATACTATTTTGGAAACAAGTAAAAATATTGATGCAACTTCATTAAATATCGAGACCATTTATTTAGAAAATAGCGAATCCAGTAAAGATTTTTTTTTACACCTTCGGTCATTTACAATGTCCTAGGAACCGTTACCTTTGCAACTGATTAATCGCCGACTTGTTTTCAAGAAATGTTTCTATAATTATAAACTCTATTATATATATATATATGGGTGACGAGGAAACCGCTGAAACAGTAGCAGACCGACATATTAGAGAGTTAAAAGAACAGATTGAAGGGTTAGAATATAATATGATGGCAGGTTCTAATCCTGAAGCTGATACAAATCCATTAAAAGAAAAAATTAAAAAAATAAAAATATATTATTTGAACCAAGCTTTCATACAAAGTGAAGGCCAAAGTGAATTAGACTCTTTAAATTTCAAGTTAACAGCATTTAGAATGATACTTGCCGAATTAGATCAACTGTTTACAAATCGCGAACTTGTAACAGATGGTGAAAACATGTATAATGAAAGTGTAGTAGAAGAAGGCGGCGTAGGTTTTTCAATTGATCTTGATGACCCGGATTTACAGATATCTATATCTGGTGGTAGAAAAAGATTAAGGAAAAGAAAGACATTAAGGAAAAGAAAGACATTAAGAAGAGGGAAAAGAAGAGTCAAGTCTAATAGAAGATAAATTGTAAAGACGAATGTTAGTTAAACATCAATCAAAATGGTCTTTCGCCTCACCTTCTTCTTTTTATTTTTGTTCAATAAATCCTGCTCTTTATTGATATTCTTCTGGCTAATCTTATGATACTCATTCTTAAGCAATATTTTTAGAAACTCGTAAATACTATATAACACCGTCTCATCACACATTCCAACAATCAATATACTCCCCGTTCTAAAAATCATGAAAGATACTGTGACAACCCCCTTGTGTTTTTCCTCATCTGTGATTGACCCGGTTTGCACGCTTTTCAAAGGGTCATAATAGAATTTACACTGAACCCCGGGATAAGAACACGGATCATAAATACACTGAATATTATACTTATACTTGATAATGTCAAACAATACTTCCCGATTAATATAAAATCCGCAATTAAAATTGGAATTAATGAGAATCGTATCACTTATCTGTTTATAATCCAATGGCTCGGCTACATGTGGCTGTATTTGAAGCAATATATTTTTAAGAACCTGCTCGTAAATATAATCCGTTTGAATTCCAGGTATCTCCAATTTACCAGTATTGAATACCTTCACATGAAATTCCTTAAAAGACTCGTGAATTTTAATTCGCAATATCATAACAAAACAGTTGTAAAAAGCACTCTTCTTTTTACACCTGTAACTCATCAAGTCCTTCTTCGAAATTCCAACCCCGATTTTTCGAATATCCTTGAACTTGATTCTTCCACTAGGATTGTCTATACTCGTCAAGATTTGAACATCTGTGTAGACTTCCTTCTTAAGCTGTTCGGCAATAAATGCCACCTCTTCCGCCGTATTTGAATTGAATTTCATCTGCTTCTTAATCACACCATTTACGGGATTCGCATAAGGAATTACCGGAACTTTCCAAAATATACTAGCCAAATCTAACTCCCGGTTCAAATAAGCTATCTTAGACTTCGTTGAAATGTAAATCTCACTCGAATCAGGAATATTTGGACTGCCATCGGCATGCACACTATTTTCAGAATCCACTGATTGTGTATTGTTCGTAGCAAATTGTAATTGTGTTTCTTCTGGTTCCTCTGAGGAGTCGTCGCACTCAGGTGCTAGAAACTGCGCCCACTCATCATCTATATTGTTTTCGTAATCCATATTATGGATGGTATAATGTCTTTATGTTTCTTTAAATATGTTTAAATATATTATATCAATTATTTTCTAAATAGATACATATGCTTGGAAAAAAATCGCAAAAGGCGTCTACCACGGTTAGTATACCTATTCAAACAAACAAAAATCCATATACTTTACAACAAAACCTCTGCGACCCTTTTACAAATTCTCCCCCCAATGAATTTATGAAGAAATTATATATGCGCGTCGAGTATTACAATGGCGGAACTTTAGGAGTACAATCCAATAAACGCAACAAAGAATAATTTACATAATATTGATTTTTGCATTCTGGAAAATGTGTAATATTTTCAACAAAGTTTAGGAATCCACTTGTTATCATATGTCTCTTGTATCGAATAATATAATTTAAATAACACTTAATTATATTTTTTTTATCCATATTATACTTGACACTAATTTCTTGAATGCATTGATTTAATTCTATTAACGAACACCGATTTCTTATTTTTTCATATAATACATCCCATACTGAATTATCTATAATATGATAATTCGTATTGACTATATTTTGATTCGACTGCATAAAATTTATCATGCTTCTAATGTCAGATTTAAACAACTTTTGCGTCAGCTCTATAAAATGGTGCGACATGTTCAACTGTTCGGCGACAGAAATCGTTGTTAAGAATTGAATAATATCTTTTTCGGGTAATTGATTGAACCGTAGTTTAATAAACTCAGTTTGCAAGCCTTCGTCGATTCTACTAATATAATTACAAATTAAACAAAATCTAACAGAACCTGAATAATTCTGTAAGAGATATCTTAGTGCCTGTTGAGCATTCTTGGTCATGTAATCAACCTCGTCTAATATAACAAATTTCATCCCTTCATTAAACAAGGTTTTTGAATTTACAAACTGATTTAGCTGTGTTCGTATTACGTCGATTCCTCTATCGTCACTCGCGTTTAAATGTATTAATAACGCCTTACACTTTTTAAAATGTTTTTCTTGATATGCTGTGACTAAATTAATAATGCTCGTCGTTTTGCCTGTGCCTGGAGGTCCATAAAATAACAGATTGGGAAAATATCCGGTATCAATGATATTTTTCAATAATTCTTTGTTAATAGGGTCTAACACAATATCTTCGAATTGTTTCGGTCTGTATTTTTCCACTAGTGGAATACTTTCATTGTTTAAGTTCATCCTGATTTTATATTATATTTATATTCATTATTATGAAACTTTTTATATAGTAATAAAGATAAACATATTAGTCTATATAGAAAATGATACAGCAGCAGCAACAGCAGCAAGAGAAAAAGCAACAAAATCCTTCTGGATACTTGGAAATCATCATAGGACCTATGTTTTCTGGAAAAACAAACAAACTCTTGGATCTGTATAAGAAATATACTTTTTGTAATATTCCCATATGTGTTGTCAACTATATTGATGACAAACGATATCACGAGTCTATGTTGTCATCGCACGATAATACGATGATTCCCTGTATACAAACTAAGTTATTATCATCTATTTGGCATTATAGTGACTTAGATAATCCATTGTCGGAGAACGCGAGTGCCCACTTAGAAATAAGGGCAGCTGATATCATTTTAATAAACGAGGCACAGTTCTTCCCTGATTTATATGGGTGTGTTGTAGATATGTTGAAAGAGAAAAAACATGTTTATTTATGCGGGCTGGATGGTGATTTCCAAAGAAATAAGTTTGGCTCCATATTTGAACTCATACCTTTATGTGATAAAATGGAAAAGTTAACCGCCTTATGTAGTTTATGTAAAAATGGGACACCTGGTATCTTCTCTCTTCGTTTGACCAAAGAAAAAGAGCAAACCGTTATAGGCAGTAACAATTACATACCTGTTTGTAGAAATTGCTATGAAGAGAATATGAAATAAAGAATATAGTAAAAGGATTTAAATTAATGTGGTTAGATTAATAAAAACTATGGACACAGAACTTCAAGTGAAGCCAAAGAGAGGTAGAAGAACGAAAAAGGAGATTGCTATGGCACTGCAAAAACAACAGGAGAATACGGTTATTAATATGGAACCAATATGCCAAGATGAAAGCACTATTGTTAAACCAGCGCCCAAAAAGAGAGGCAGAAAACCAAAGGGAGGAAAAATAGTACAGCATAATTTGGCAATTTCGCCGGTAAAAGAAGAAAAGCCAAATATTATTTTACATTTAAAGTGTTCTATGAAAGATGTGAACCCGGAATTCTCAGGAGAGAATAATGTAGGAATTGAATCTTTTCATTTTACTGGTTCAAATGAACTAACTTATGACCTTATTTCTTCTGCATCTGATAATCAAGGTGCGCATACGAATTTGTTTCATTTAACAGAAGAGTCTGCAAAAGAACACGGTCACTGTCACGGTAACAGTAACAGTAATAGTAATGATGATTATGAATTTGATACAAATGAATCAAAAGATATTTGGAAGAAGTTGAAAGCATTGGAACACAACTTACACATTAATAATATTTCTGAAAAGAAATCGGCTTGTTTTTGGTGTTCATATGATTTCGACAATCCATCTATTTATATTCCTAAGCATTTTATTCAAAACTCGTATCATGTATATGGTTGTTTTTGTAGCCCGGAATGTGCTGTAGCGCATCTTATGGAAGAAAATATTGATAGTTCGTCGAAGTTTGAAAGATATAGCTTATTGAATCATATTTATACGAAAATTTATGATTATAAGAAAAATATCAAGCCAGCGCCTAACCCTTATTACATGTTGGAACGATTTTATGGGAACTTAACAATACAGGAATATAGAGCCTTGTTAAAAAGCGAAAGATTATTTTTGATTGTGGATAAGCCTCTTACACGAATTTTGCCTGAATTCCACGAAGATAATGATGAGTTTATTATCAATAATAAAATCATTCCATCAAGCACATTTCAAAGTAAAAAGAAATTGCAGAAAAAACAAACAAAGAATACTATTATGAATGAAAATTTTGGGATTGTTGCTTAGCAGTATGTAGCTCCTCCTTTAACTTTTCTTCCTGTTGTAAATTATATGTCTTTATAGAATCATTTAATTTACTGCGTAATTGATAATAAATTTCCTGATTCAATGATTTCATTGGTGGTGCTTTTTTTTCAGTGATTCCTAGATAATCTTTTATCACCTTTGTTATATCATTGTTATAATCTAGTAACTTTTGTTTAGCTACTTCTTCTGTATATCCGGTTTGACGCATAACTAGGGCCACTTTTTCTAGGTCATTAGAGGGGTCAATAGGGGTGTCCATGTAATATACTATATATTATACTATTTTTTAAATTGTATTAAACAATATTTACTATTATAGAATAATGACAGAGATAGACAGTATTGTTGAAGAAATTAATAAGGCTGTTGCTACTGGTGTTAATAAAATATGTTATCATTTGAAAATTTCACAATTAAATAGCGAATTAGAACGATGTAGAAGTGAAATGGAAGGCTATAAAAAAGAATTGGCTGCTGTGAAAAGTCTATATCAGTGTGAATCTAAGGAAAAGGCAAATATATCTTTGCAAATTCAAGAGGCTACTGTAAAGCCTGTAGAGTTCACGCCTTTGTTCACAGTAAATGTAGGGGATACAGTTGTATCAGCATTGAGTGAAGAGGAACAAGAGCTGACGCCCCAGGATGAGGATGAGGAGGAGGAAGACACCGAAGGCGCAGAAGAGGAGGAAGAAGAGGACACCGAAGGCGCAGAGGAAGAGGAGGAAGAGGAGGAAGAGGAGGAAGAGGAGGAAGAGGAGGAAGAGGAGGAAGAGGAGGAAGAAGCTGATAAAGAAGTGGATAATGGTAAAAAAGAAGAAGAGCTGACGCCCCAAGAAGAAGAGGAGGAAGAGGAAGAAGAGGAGGAGGAAGAGGACACCGAAGGCGCAGAGGAGGAAGAGGACACCGGAGGCGCAGAGGAAGAAGAGGAGGAAGAGGACACCGGAGGCGCAGAAGAAGAGGAAGACGCAGAGGAAGAAGAAAAGGAAGAAGAGCTGACGCCCCAAGAGGAAGAAGAAGAGGTCTTTGAGATTGAAATCGATGATGTAACTTATTATACGAATAACGAGGAATCGGGTGTTATTTATGAGGCGGACACTGATGGTGACCCAGGTAATCAAGTGGGTTATTTCAAAGATGGTGAACCAATTTTTACCTAATAGACTCTAGAATTATTATATAGTATATATAGTATAT